GGATTTATATTTGAATTATTAGTAAGACAAATTACTTCCGAAATCATGTCTGCTAACAAATCAATTGCGGAAAAGATTTTAAAAGAACATTTTAACTCTAAAAAAGAGTTATCTAAAGAATTAAAGTTATATCAATATTTGATTAACGAAAAATATAATTCGGAATCAAAAGCTGAACAATTTATCAATACGATATTAGAAGCTCGTAAAAAAATTGATGAGAAAAAACTTACAAAAGAAAAGTATAATCTTATTAAAGAAATTAAGGAAACTTACAATTTAGATGAGTTTATTAAATCTCCAATATCAAATTACAAAACTCTTGCATCTATCTATAAGATATTTGAAACGGTTACATCTAATGAACAATTTGACCCAACTGATATAGTATCGTCTAGATTCACTATTGCCGAAAATATTATCAATTCTTCTATTCAAAATAAAGAAGTAAAAGTAAAAGATGCGGTTTTAGAAGAATATAGAAAGCAAGATGAAGATTTAAGAGCAGTATCATACAAATTATTAGTAGAATCTTTTAATACTAAATACAAAAATTTAACTGAAGACCAAAAAGGATTATTGAGAGAATATATTAACAATATCAATAATACTGGTAAATTAAATCAATATGTTAATGAAGAAGTAACCAAATTAGTAAATTCATTAAAAGAAGTTGGTTCTAACATTAACGATAAGGTAACTAAAATTAAATTAGCAGAAACGATTTCAAATATTAAAAAAATAAAATCGGTTAAAAAAATCAAAGAACAACACTTATCAGCAATGATGATGACATATGAGTTGTTAAAAGAGTTAAAAGAATCGATAAAAAAATAAAATTATGAGTGCAAATTATAGAGCATATAACGCAAAATTAGTAACATCTGGCTCTGCCTCTTTAATAGATAGAGTTTGGGGTGTTTTACCTGTAAATGGTGTGACTGGTACAATTACATTGGAAGGTAATACAACGATTTCATTAGCACATTTAGCAGCGGGAGAAGTATTTCCTTGCTATGTTAAAAGTATTTCAGTAACTAATGGTGGTTCTGTTTATGTATTAGCTTAAATTTATCTAAAATGCCAGCAGTATCAAAAGCACAACAAAGATTTATGGGTATGGTTCACGCCGCTCAAAAAGGTGATATGGAAAACCCATCACCGGAAGTTGCAAAAGTAGCAGCGGATATGTCTGACAAAGATGTTAAAGATTTTGCATCTACTTCTCATAAAGGATTACCTGATAAAAAGGAAGAACAAATTAAACAACTTAAAGAGAAAATTCGTCAAATTGTTAGAGAAAAAATGATTGATGAAATGAATGTAACCGGAAATGTACAAGGATACAACACACCAGCTGCATTTGGTAAACCTGAAAACGAAAAGAAAAAAGGTAAAAGACAAGCTGATTTAACGGGATATAGTGTAGTAAGTGAAAATCGTTGGTTGGATTTGAAAAATGAGGAATCAACCGCACAGGCTAAAATTGGTAGAGGTATATCCAATATCAACAAACAATTGAAAGAAATGGAAAGATTTCTTAATTGGTATGGTAAAATAAAAAATGAAAGTGGTGTTGATAATAAATCTTATTGGAAAAGGACAAATGGTCATATTTATAGTATAAAAGAAAGACTAATTAAATTAGACCAAAAAATCAGACAAATATCAGAATAATGAAACATACAGAATTAAAAGAACTTATTAGACAAGTTGTAAAAGAAGAAAATGATTATCAACAATTGTTTAAACATATGTTAGATAAAACCGGTAAATCATTGGGAGATATGTCTGATGATGAAAAGAAAGCATTTTTTAATGCGGTAGATAAAGCATCGAAAGCAAAATCAGAAGGTAGATTGAGGGGATATAACGAAGCAGAACTAACTGCCGGCCAAAAGAAAATTGATGTCGATAAGGATGGTGAAATAGAAGGTTCCGATTTAGCAGCATTAAGAGCTAAAAACGAAGAAAAAAAAAAGTAGATGAGAATCTTATATTGGGTGTAATGACCACAATTGGTTCTATACTCATTGGTAAGATTATCTTTTATTATATCGTAGATTTGGCACAAAAAGGAATGAAATATTTCCAAGGAAAACCAAATTATAAAAAACAGGTTAAAAGTATTTTAGATTCGATTGCAGATAATAAAAATGTAATTGAAGATATATCTAAAATGATTGACCCGAAAAAAGGAATTGACAATAATACCGCAGAGGATATTGTTAATATGGGGTATATTAAGACGCAGATAATTAAAATGGTGGATAGTACAAATGGTGAGCTAGATGAAACTGAATTGAAAAATCAATTAAAGACCATACTTATCAAATCTTGGACACCAATGAGTGGTTCGGCAATTGAAAAAGTTAAAAAGGATTTAAAATAATGAATAAAGGATTATTAATAGAAACCCATCTGTTTGAAGCAAAACTTCAACAAGAAGAAAACGGAACTTATTTAGTTAAGGGAATCCTACAAAGAGCAGGTGCTCCAAATCAAAATCATAGAAGATATCCAAAAGAAATCTTAGAAAGAGAGTGTAAGAAATACGAACAACTTATTAAGGAAAGAAGAGCTCTTGGTGAGTTAGACCATCCAGATTCTCCCGTAATCAATTTAAAAAATGTATCTCATAACATTAGAGAAATCTATTGGGAAGGGGATGATGTATGTGGTGTGGTAGAAATACTTTCAACTCCATCTGGAAATATATTAAAAGAATTATTGAAAAACAATATTCGTTTGGGTATTAGTAGTAGAGGATTGGGTTCAGTAAAAGAACTCAATGATGGTACATTAATGGTTCAGGAAGACTTCGAATTGGTTGGTTGGGACTTTGTATCCAACCCATCAACACATGGTGCATTTATGGCTCCTATGAACGAATCAAAACAATGGGCAAAAGTAGCAGAGGAATGTGGTAAGTGGTGTAAGTCACAAGATTTAATGAGAGAAATTATAATAGAATTAAACTAATATAGAGATGGTTAATGAAATGAGTTGGCATCAGTTTTCTACTTTGCCAGAAATGAATAAAGTCCCACAATATGAGGTTGAAAGACAATATAGAATATATCTAAATGAAATTGCAGAACAAAGAATTGCAATACATTTAATACAAGAAGCAGCTAGGACACAGGCTGAAGCTATGGCAGTAGCAGCAAGTAATGGTGGTGGGGGAATTATCCAACAAGAACAAAGTGAATTACCATCCGGTTGTATTGAATTTGTAAACAACACAACCGATGGAAATGATTGTACATTTTGGATTAACACATCTGCACCAACTAACTACACAATAGTTTGGGGTGATGGTGAAACTGAAACTGGTGAAGTAGATGGTGTAAACCAAGTTGAAATAAATCACAATTATCCAGATACAGATACAGAATATACGGTTAGATTATGTTTCGATGATATAAGTTTAGTAACCTATTTAGAATTCAACGGCGACGATTAAAAATAAAATATTATGGGAGCAACAATAACTTCATTTACAGGTTTACAAAACCTAACAAATATACAAAGTTTTCAAGCAGATTACAATAGTTTAACATCTGTTGATTTTTCTGGAATGTCATCACTTACTCTTATTGATGTAGACCGTAACGATATACCCGGAACTGGTACCGATAGTTTAACATCTATTAATGTAAGTGGATGTACCTCATTACAAACACTTCGTGTTAGTGATAGTAATTTTTCAGCAGGATTCCCTGATTTATCAGATTGTACATCGTTGGAATTTATAGATTTTGATGATTGCAATTTAACAGGTTCGGTAGATATAACTAACTTACCTTTATTAACTACAATTGATTTTAGTGGTAATACCCAATTAACCGAATTAATAATATCTAGAACACAACCAATAGGATTTGATGGAAATGAAGTAATAGTTTCCAATTGTGCTTTTACTCAAACCACAGTTGATAACATTCTTTTAGAATTAGCTAGTGGTAGTGTGGAAGATGGATATGTAGAAATTCATGGTGGAACTAATTCGACACCCGGCGAAATAGGAAGAGATTCACTTTTTGTACTTAATTCAAGAAATTGGAGTTTTGATATTACAAATGGTAATCATACTATGATAAACGTAGCATACGAACTACTTCAAACTAATATATGTGCTAGTAACTATACAGTAGACCGATATATTGCAAGTGGTTCGGCAATAGAAGTTGGTAATAGATTATATCAAAATTCAGATGCATGGAATCCTGCAATCGATGGTTGGTATAGATTAGATGGAGATGGTTCAATTAAATTTGAAGTAAGTGGTAGTAGAGGTGAAATAATCTCAGTTGACCCTTGTGGAGTATAAAAAATAAAATAAAATGGCAAAGTTAATAAATTTGATACCTGTTAAAGAAATAAAAAAAGAATCCATAGAAGATATGGATACTGCAATACCGGCTAAAGTTGAAAGATTTTTAGATAGAGCATTGCAAGTTATTAAATCATATAACTTATCCAGAAAAAAAGAACAATTGGTGATTGCAAAATTAGTAGATGCATTGGGAATGACACCACAAGAATTATCAATTGCAGTTCAAAAATTAAAAAAGAATAAAATCGTAAAGAGATAGTATATGTTAAAGTTAAGAGATTTATTAAAAGAAACCGAAGAGTTTGAACAATTACCAACGGAATTGAAAAAACACTTTTTAGAAATTATTTCAACTTATAACCAACATAGAGAAGGTATGAGTAGAAAATCCGATATTATGCAAATCGCAGAAACATTGGGTGGAATCGCAGACGCTGCACAAGAATATACTTTGAGAGAAGGTGGTGATTGGTTTGATAGAGTGACTATTAAAAGAAATATGAGTGAGTTAAAGAAATTACAAACCGCATTCGAAAAAGAAGCAGTAGAAGCTCAATCTCAACAACAAAGATTGGAAGCACTTTATGAAGATATGGGTCACGTATTGGGTAGATACTTTGAGATAGCGGATTTATCCGAAGAAGTAATGAAACAAAGATTGGGATTACAAGAATGTAAAACTTGCAAATAAATGGAACAATTAGCATCATTATTATTACATAGTAGAACGCAGGCGCATTCATTTCATTTAGGAGTTAAAGGTATAGGTGCACTATCTGCACATTTGGCATTGGGAAATTATTACGATTCAATTGGTGGAATATTGGACGGATTAGTTGAAGCATATCAAGGACAATATGGTTTAATTAAATTACAACCTGTTAGTGGTTTGGATACAAATAATGATATTAAAAATGTAATTGCATATTTTGATAAATTGATTGTAGCAGTTACAAAATTAAGACAAGAAGAAAAATTACAAATGAGTTGGTTACAAAACGATATAGATACGATTGTAACTTTACTATACTCAACAAAATACAAATTGGTTAATTTACAATAGAAGAATGTTAATAGTTAGTGTTAAAAACGGAAACATAGAGTGGGCATTAAAGGAATATAAAAAGAAAGTTCAGGCCACAAAACAAATAGAAGAACTTAGGGATAGAAAAAATTTTACTAAGCCTTCGGTAAGAAAACGTTTACAAAAAGAAGAAACTATAAGAAAAAACAAACTATTTTAGTAGTTTTCTTTAGTTTTCTAAAAAATTTAGATATATATTATCAAATATCTCATTTTTATTATGAGATTACAAGACATCGTTGATTAATGAATACCCTTCTCTATAAGGTGTGACCGAACAATCAACATAATTACATTGGAGTTCCCTACAAGAATAACTTCACAACAAAATTTAAGGAAAAAAGATGGCAAATTCAAAATTATTGAAAGAAGCAATCGCTGATGCCAAAGCAGTTAAAGAAACAGCTTTAGCAAACGCAAAAATCGCTCTTGAAGAAGCTTTCACTCCTAGACTTCAATCTATTTTGTCTCAAAAAATGAGAGCAGAAGCAGAAGAACAAGAAGTTAAAGATGATGAAATGAAAAATGAAGAGTTAGATTCAACAGGTATCGGGTCTAAAGTAGACGCAGGATACGCTGAGACTCCAGGTGCACAACCAAACTTAGATGCAATGACTGATTTATCAGTTGGTGTAAAGCAAGATAGTGGTAAACCTGAACAAGCTGGTACTGACTATAAGAAAGTAGCAGACATTTCTGAAGAAGAAAATCCTTTTGCTGACAAAAAAGATGACAAAGATGCAGAAATTGCAGAATTGAAAGCTAGATTGGCAGAATTAGAAGGAGAAGATTCTGAAGAAGAAATGGGAGATGACGAAGAAATGGACATGGATGACATGGATATGGATTCTGAAGATTCTATGGATATGGATTCTGATGACGAAGAGTCGAAAGATGATATGGACTTAGAAGCAATCATCAGAGAATTAGAAGCTCAATTAGAAGGTGAAGATTCTGACGAAGAAGAATCATCTATGTATGAAGCTGAAGATGGTGATGATGAAAAAGAAGCTAAAAACGAAGAAGCTGACGAAACCGATAAGGAAAAAGAAGCTACTAACGAAGAAGCTGATGATGAGAAAAAAGACGATGTAATCGACTTAGAAGAAATTCTTCGTGAAATGGAAAAGGACATGAAAGATGATGAAGATGTAGTTAAAGAAGAAGAAGATAAGGAAGAAAAAGAAAAAGAACTTAACGAAGCTTACAAAACTATCAAATCTCTTCAAAAAACTATCAACGAAGTAAACTTATTAAACGCTAAGTTATTATTCGCAAACAAATTATTTAGAGCACACAACATGACTAACGAACAAAAAGTGAAAGTGATTGAAACTTTAGATAGAACAAATTCAGTTAGAGAAGTGAAATTGGTATACTCTACATTAGCAGAGAATTTCAAATACACATCTAACAAATCTACTAAAAAATCTATTTCTGAAGGTATTGCAAGCAAAGTAACAAAATCAACTAAGCCTGCAGCAGCTAAGCAAGTAATTGCTGAATCTACAAATTTCTCCGACAGATTTAAGAAATTAGCAGGTATTATTAAATAAATTAACAAATAAATTCATTAAAAATGGACTTAAAACAAATTATGACTGGCGCAAACCCTCAATCAGTAATGCTTGAGCAAACAAGAGGTTTGAAAGCTAAGTGGGAAAAAACAGGCTTGTTAGAGAACGCAGGTTCTGAAACAGCAAAGCATGGTATGGCAGTAATGTTAGAAAACCAAGCAAAACAATTATTAGATGAAGCTACAAGAACAGGTACATCTGCAGGTTCTGAAGAGTGGGCTGGTGTAGCGTTACCATTGGTAAGAAGAGTATTCGGAAGCATTGCTTCTAAAGAATTCGTTTCTGTACAACCAATGAACCTACCTTCAGGTCTTATCTTCTATATGGACTTTAAATATGGTACCGATGTAGCAGGTAATCCGTCTTTCCAAAACAATTCATTATTCGGTAATGGTGGTGAATTTGGTAAAGATTCTTTATCTCCAGCAGGTAACAAATTAGGTTCTACTCAAGTAGCAGAAGGTGGTTTATATGGTGCAGGTAGATTTGGATACACAATCAATAACAAAACTGCAGCAATTACTGCAACTTTTGCTTCTGCATCTTTAGCAGATATTGATTACGATTTATCTTCAGGTTCAGTTTCTGCATCTTTTGCAGGTAACACTTTGAAGAAAGTTGTAGTTGCATTACCAGCTGACGCTGATTTCAATGGTGTAAGAGCTTTCGAACCAACTTTATTGACTGGTTCTGTAACTGGATATTTCCCTCAATACACAACTAAGAATGGTTCAAATGTTGAGTTCGTAGTAGCTGCAACAGGTTTATCAAACTTAGCGAATGTTGGTGTATCTTTAGCATACCACGCACAACCAACTGATATCTCAAGAGGTGATTTTGAAGATAGAGGTTCTGACTTAGCAATTCCAGAAATCGAATTAGAATTGAAATCTGAACCAATTGTTGCTAAGACAAGAAAATTAAAAGCAATTTGGACTCCAGAATTAGCTCAAGACTTAAACGCATACCATAGTGTAGACGCTGAAGCTGAGTTAACTCAAATGTTGTCTGAGTACATCTCTTTAGAAATCGACTTAGAAATCTTAGAAATGTTACAACAAAATGCTTTCACAACTGAATACTGGTCTTCTAAAGTAGGATACGATTGGAACGGAAACGGATTCTCAATTGATTCATCAGCAGCGGCAGCATCAGCTTATACAAAGAGTACTTGGTATCAAACTTTGGGTATTAAATTACAAAAAGTTTCTAACAAGATTCATCAGTTAACAATGAGAGGTGGTGCTAACTTCGTAGTAGTATCTCCAAACGTTGCAACTATTTTAGAATCAATGAATGGTTTCTCTGCTAACCCAGGTAAAGACGCTTTATCTTTTGCAGCAGGTGTAACTAACATCGGTTCAATCTCTAACAGATATGACGTTTATAAAAACCCATATATGACAGAGAACGTTATCTTAATGGGCTTCAAAGGTTCTAACTTCTTCGAAACAGGAGCAGTTTACGCACCATATGTACCATTGATTATGACTCCATTAGTTTATGACCCAACTAACTTCACTCCAAGAAGAGGTGTTATGACTAGATACGCTAAGAAAATCGTAAGACCAGAGTTCTACGGTAAGATTATCGTTGATGGTTTAAACACTTTATAATCTTTGAGTAGATTTTAGTAGTTAAAAACTAAAAATATAGAAAAAGGGAAAGTAGAAATACTTTCCCTTTTTTATTTTGTATATTTATTAGAAATTACATCAAATGGCATATCCGGAAAAACAATATCATAGAGAAGAAACTGCAAAAGAATATACAAAAATTTATACATTAGAATCTACTGATGAAGTTGTTATAAAGCAGGAGGATGGTATGATGGGATATATATCGGCGGGACAATTTGCAACAACTGGTTCAAACATATTTGATGGTGGGCAAATTATATTTGGAAATTTAAATATTGATGGTGATATTATTGCAAATCAATTCATAGTAACAACATCATCGGTAAATCACTTTACTGCATCTACTAATTTTGGATTAGATGAAGGAGATACTCACACATTTACTGGTTCGGTTTATATTACCGGTTCACTTAATGTAATTGGTGGTATCAATGGACAAATAAATGCAACTAATGGTGTAGTAAGTTCATCTGCACAAATAACTGCATTTGGTTTTGTTAGTGGTAGTTACGAAACAACTGGTAGAAGTATTCTAAGTTCATCTGCACAAATTAAAAACTACGGAGATTTTGCAACAACCGGTTCTAATACATTCATAGGAAATCAAACTATTACGGGTTCATTTTTAGTAAGTGGTTCAACAACTCAAATCGGAAACAATATTTTATTAGGAAATACTATAATGAGTGGAACATTAGATGTAAGTGGTTCAACTACATTCAGAGGAACAAATAAAATTAGTGGAGCATTTTATATTGAAAGTAGTAGTTTATTTTATCAAAATACGGGTTCAGCATTAGTATCATATGACCAAACAACGGGTGAGTTATTTCATACAACATATGCATCAGCATTACCAGCTATTTTTGCAGCTGGTGGATTTTATTCAACACAAACTCAAAGTGGAAGTGCAAATCAAAGTGGTTCATTTACATTTAATAACACTTTGGGTGTAAATGCAATTACAATTCAAAGTGGTTCTCATATAGTTTGTGATAGACCTGCTTTATATAATATTCAATTTAGTATTCAAATAGTTCAAGGTTCACAATCCGCCGATTTAGCAGTTTGGTTAAAAAGAAATGGTGTGAATATACCAAATAGTGCAACATATGTTACAATTCCTTCAAACACTAAAAAAGTAGTAGCATTAAATTTATGGGAATCTACGACAAATGTGGGTGATTATTTTGAAATAGCATATCAATCACAAAGGAGTGATACAACTTATGAATATATTGCAGCAACAGGAAATATTCCTGCATCACCATCTATCATTGTAACAATAAACCAAGTTAGATAAGATTCTTTTTTTATTCTTATATTTATAGTAGTAAAACTATAAACTTTAAGTAATGTCTGTAAATACATATTGGTCAGGTGCAACGGCAGCAGAATTTTCATCTTCGGTAGTAACGGCAACCGCAACTCCATTTGGAATATATGATAATGATGTTGATTTTAAAAATGACGCACCTAAAACTTCAGTTTGGGTAGCAAAAAGATTGGGATATCCCATTGTTAATATTGAATTAGATAATCAACAAATTTGGGCATGTTTTGAAGAATCGGTATCAGAATATTCTGCACAAGTTAACCAATTCAATCTTAGAAATAATTTAGATATCCTCAGAGGACAACCAAAAGGTAAAGTTGCAAACTATTCACAAACGCTTGTAGATGGTTCATTTTTACCAACAACTGTTCGTATGTCTCAACAATATGGAACTTTGGCAGGTGTCGGTGGTTCTACTGCAATTAAAAAAGCATATGTTAATTTGACGGCATCGGTTCAAATATACGATTTAATAAATCAGGGAATTGATGTTAAAACCGGAAATACAATATCATCTTCATTAGACTATGCAACATCAACAATTGATGTAACAAGAGTATATCACGAAGCAATACCCGCTATTACAAGATTCTTTGACCCGTATTCAGTTGGTGCACAGGGAACTTTAAATTTAATTTCCGAATTGGGATTTGGTAACTATTCACCTGCAGCACAATTCTTAATGATGCCACTTTATGAAGATGTATTGAGAATGCAACAGATTGAATTCAATGACCACATCAGAAAATCGGCACATACATTTAATATCGTAGATAATAAATTGGAAATATTTCCAGTTCCAACAGACAGTACGTTTAAGAAGGTATATTTTGAATATATGAATAGAGATGAATTTGAACACGATTCTCAAACCGTTCAATCCGATTCACTTTCCGACTATTCCGACATTCCATACGATTTTATTCAATATTCAAATATAAATGAAGTAGGTAAACAATGGATTAGAAAATACACCCTTGCACTTGCAAAAGAATTATTGGGTGCAATTAGAGAAAAATATAATTCAATTCCAATTCCAGATGGTGAGGTGACTTTGGATGGTGGGGCATTGAGAGCAGAAGCACAAGTAGAGAAAGACGCACTTATTACGCAATTGAGGGAAAACTTGGAAGAGATGAGTAGAATAAAGGTGATGGAAAATAAAGCACATGAATCAACTCACCAACAAGAAATGCTAAGAAAAGTTCCACTTAAAATATATGTAGGATAATATGCCAAAGTTTATGTTAGGGAGAGACTTGCAACTCTTCAGAAGTATTGCAAGAGAATTAGTAGACAAAGTAATCGAAAATACTTGCGTATTATTTAAAGTAAATTTAAATGAAACCAAAGTAAATATTTATGGTGAATCCACTAACAAAACTTGGTATCCCGGTGTTGAATTATTTGTATTGATAGATAAAGAGCCAGAAAATGTTCAATATGAAGGATTTGGTCCTGATAATACACAAAATATAACTTTCAAATTTGATAGATTATTGTGTGAAGAACGAAATATATATCCGGAAATTGGTGATGTAATCTATTTTGATAACTCTTATTATGAAATAGATAATACAAATGAAATTCAATTTGTGGGTGGTTTACCTGGTGAAAATAGTGATAGAAATTGGAGTATCGTATGTTCTACATTTATGGTAAGTAAATCTAATTTAAACATAGAAGAAAGAATAAAATAATATGTCTACAAATCCACTAAGACAAAATAATAATAGAGCAAACGAAATAAAATCTACAAAAGGAGATTTAAAACAAAGTATTTCTTTGTTTGATATCGACTATGCTATGATGTCATATTTGGAAGATACTGCATTACCCACTTTGGATGATAATGGAACTGCATTAAAAATTCCTGTGGTATATGGCAATTCAGAAAGATGGAATGGTTCTCGTAGAGAAGGTGTATTTAGAGATTCAAAGGGTAAAATACAATTACCGATAATGATGATACGAAGAACATCTATTACAAAAGATGAGACCATGCCAATGTTAAATCGACATGTATCTTATTCGGGTATTACAAAATATTCAAAAGATAATAGATACGATAGATTCAGCGCACTAGGTGGAAACATTAAACCAAAATACGAAATATACAAAATTCAAATGCCGGAATATGTGGAATTGAATTACGATTGTATGGTTTGGACAAGTTATACCGAACAATTAAATGCAGTAATAGAACAATTACAATATACATCTTCATATTGGGGTGATAAAGAAAAATTTAAATTTAGAACAAGTTTAAGTGATTTTAATATAATAAATGAAGTTGGTGAAGGAACGGAAAGAATAAATAGAATTGAATTTAGTTTATCGGTTAAAGCATATTTACTTCCTGAAAAATTTGACGGAGAGAATACAATTAAAAAATCAATGTCAACAAAGAGAGTTGTAGTTGCAACCGAAGTAGATGTAACCGGAAATGGTAGATTGGAAGGAATGTTAACAACACCATCTCCATATTATGACAATAAAGATTTAATTGATTTCTTATCTTTAAATAATAGTAAATCACAAAATCCAACAACAAATGATACTATAACATTTACAGGAATAAAGTTAATAAAAACACCTGCACAATTAGTATCTGTCGTATCATCTGGATTATTTATAGTTGATAACACATACGATATAAAAGTTTATATAAATGGTGTAAGATATTATCAATATACACATTTTACTACATCGTATGAAAATAATGGATTAACTATTGATTTTAATACAGGATTATTTAGTGCACCTGTGAATTCTGGTGATGAAATTGTAATAACGGGTAAATTTATAGAACTATAATGAAAAGGAGTTTACTTGATATGACAAAAACCATTAGTAGAAATAATGGTCATACTAATTTAGTTGCAAAAAATTTAACGGACTCAACTTATTGGATTTATGAAGCAAATGGGTGGAGGTTTAAGGATATATTAAGAGAAATTGAATATAGAACGCAACAAGATAGAATACATTTGTATATAAACACACAAAGTATAAGTGCAAGAGACTATATAGTCGAAGAAGGCCCGAATGGTTTATTGGTAAAGTTTATTAAAAGTAGATTTGAATACAATTTGGATAGTGATGATTTTATAGAAATAAAAGGAGATATAGAACAATATGCTTAATAGATTCAATTCAAATTCTAGAAAACTAAATAAAGTTGTTCCAAAGGTTAATATTAATAATCTTAGTAATAATGATTTGACCGGAAGTTTACAAAATATAGAAATTCCAAATAATACAAAATTTCAATCTAAAGTTCGTTCAAATCCAAATCCTATAAAATTAGTAAATAATAAAACAAAAATATCTAATTTTTATCAAGAAATATTACAAAATAGTGCAAGAATGATTCAAAAAGGAATTGATTCATTTGATAATAGTGGATTTGGTAGTTTAATAATTTATAGTTCATCTTTAGATTATGGAACGGAAGGAGCAAATCCTGATAACTTTGATGTATTAGTTTATGGATTGCAAATACCAGGAGATTATTCAATAAAAGAAATTGAAAACAATGTTGTTGTAACTTTGAATAATGAATATATAGATTTTGATTCTGTAACGATAGATGATATTTATGTTATAGGTAAATTTAAATAATATGGGAATAGAATTCACAAACGGATTTAGTATAACGAAAAATAATAATTCAACACCAGCACCAGTTTCCGGATTGCAATTTTATTTACAAACCGCACCATCTTCCGGAACAACTTGGACAGATGTGAGTGGTAATGGTAGAAATGCAACTTTATATGGAAGTACATCATATGTTTCTAATAATGGTGGTGGTATAAAATTATTAAACTCATCATTTGGAGGAGATGCGTATATTAGCGTTCCATATAATATTGGTAGTAATACTTCAACCATTGAAATTGTAGCATCATTCAATACTACATCACATTGGGCAACTATTTGGGGTAATGAGGCATATAGTTTTAGTAAAGGATATTTTGCATATATGGGAACATCTACTTCAATGATTTGGGGTTCACCTACATCAAATACCACAAATGTAACTATAACTGCTTCAAATGCAATAAGACATTGGATATTTGTAATAAATGGTACAAGTAAAATTTTATATTTAAATGGTAGTCAATTTGCAACAGCAACTACTAATGACCCAACTGGTGGGTATGCAACGTCTGAATTTCTTTTTGGTGCAAGACACACAAATGTAGGAATGGGTGCAACAGATAAATTAAACAGTAGTATTTCTGCAAACCAACCTGTATTTTATCAAATGAGAGTTTATAATAAAGCATTGTCACCATCGGAAGTAACAACAAATTTTAACGAAATAAAATCGACATACGGATTATAATAATAAAGAATATTTATAACTAAATAAAAGCATTAATATGGGAATAGAATTTTCAAACGGATTCACAATAACTAAAAATACTCTAAATGATAATATACCAGGAGTAGGAGAATGGTTCTTTTATAGTGATGAAGGTAATATAAATGCAGGCCCACCTGAAAATAATGGTAATACAATATTCATAGTAGAAGGTATACCAAATATTGAAACATTTAATCCAAATGCAAGTAGTGGAACCGATTACATTTATTTTAACCCACTAGATGCGACAGGTGCCGATTATTTTAACGATTTTCAACAATTGGTAGATGCAGGTGGAACACTTACACTTAATCAAAATGGAGATACTGCAATTTTTAATACAGTTGGTTCAATTGGTGGATTTGAAATGTTACCTATTAGCACATATTGGATTTTTAGAGTAAAATTATCCGTTGCAACTCAAACTAAAGAATCAAATGCACCATATGTTTATGCTGACCCAATTTCTTTAACATTTGGTGCATAATATCAATAAGTAATGGCAAATTTAATTAGATTAAAACAAATTGAAAGTGGTTCACAGCTACAAACATCAGCCGAAGTTGGTTCTGACTTTAGTGGTGCCGTATATCAAATAATAGATGGTGCCGGTTTGTTTTCTTCATCGGCACAAGTTGATTTGGTTGAAGCATCTAATTATGACGGATTTGTTGTTCAATTGGATGTCACAATGAGTAGTGATTTGGAAGCATCAATAATAAGTGCATCTATTTCACAATCAATTTCAATTTTGTCAAATACATATGTTACAACTGCTTCATTGAATACATTAAGTTCCTCAATTGCAAATACAGATAGTGCAAGTCAATATTTAATATCACAATTAAGTCAATCGGTTCAAGCAACTACTGGTGACTTTAGCGCATCGGTTGCAACGCAATTTAGCAGTTCTTATTCAACTATTTACTCAATTAGTTCTTCAACAAATACAACTATAAACAATTTAAGTTCTTCAATCAATACGTCAATTAGTGGTATTGATGCAAGATTTACAGGATTTAGTAGTTCAATTGATACTACAATATTGAATAAGATAAATGCAGTTGGTGTAATTAGTTCTTCTGCACAATTAACAGGAGCAACATTGAAGGGTATTACAATTGCACCGGTGGATTCGGATTCTTACTCATTAATTGTAAGTGGAGCAGTAGCAATAGTAAATGCAACCGGTTTACCAAATGGTAATTGGCTTGACGGAGACGTAGATACTACGGTTCCGGCACAATTGTATTTAGACGGAAATCCAACAACTGCATCGGTTCCACCACCGCCAGACCCGTCGACAAATAATCAACCAAACTCAAATATGATTGATATGGGTGAGTTTTAAAAATAAAAAAATATTAATAGAATAAAATCAGGGATTTCATAATAAAACTCATATTTATTACCGAATAACCTTAATTAAGAGAATAACATTAAAATATGGCACAAATCATTAGACACAGACGTGGTAGTTTAGAAGCCCTTTCGGCAGCAACCTCATCATTTCAAAAAGGTGAATTAATAATCGTATCAGGTTCCTCAAACATTACCGCATCGAATGGTTCGGGTATGGTGTTTGCAGCCGTAGAAAGTGGTTCGATACAAGCAGTAAATAGATTTTTAGTTGGTAATAATGCACCAAATGTATTTCCTGCAGGAACCTATAACGGATTAGTAAAAGGTGTTCCTTACTATGCAAGTGGTAGTTCTACCTTATATTTGTTAGGAGAAGGTGCAAATGAAATACCTGATTTAACGGGTAACATTACCAACTTCAGTTCATCAGTTGTAACATCTTTCTCAGCAAGTAATGCAAGTATAACAGCATTATCTGCATCAGTTGCGTCTGTAACTGGTGATTTTAGTTCTTCGGTAGCAACTTCATTTTCTGCAAGTAATGCTAGTGTAGTTGCTTTATCAGCATCTGTTGCAAGTGTAACGGGTGATTTTAGTTCTTCAGTGGCAACTTCATTTAGTGCAAGTGCAGCAAATTTAACTGCATTATCTGCATCGGTTGCATCAGTAACTGGTGATTTTAGTTCTTCAGTAGCAACCTCATTCTCAGCAAGTGATGCAAGAGTGACTTCGTTATCTGCATCGGTAGCAACTTCATTTAGTGCAAGTGCAGCAAGTGTAACAGCATTATCTGCATCAGTTGCATCAGTAACTGGTGATTTCAGTGCTTCCGTTGCACAAACATTTACAACTCAAAGCCAAAGAATTTCTTCATTAGAATCATTTAGTGCGAGCGTAAATACATCAGTTTCTAACTTAAACTCAACGACTGCAAGTTTAAATACTTCAGTTACAAACATAAATTCATTTACATCTTCTCAATTAACCCAAAATAGCGATTTAGCAACTATCACAGGTTCATTGATTAGTTCGGCATCAGCTGCAAAAACTACAAATGACTCACAAGATGTTTCAATAACAAACTTAAACTCATTTAGTGGTTCACAATTAACTCAAAATACTGCATTAGCAACTATTACGGGTTCTTTAATAAGTTCAGCATCAGCTGCATCGGTAGCAATTGCAAATTTAAATGCAAATAGTGGTTCTTATGCATTATTAAGTGGTTCAAACATATTCTACGGCACTCAGGTAATTACAGGTTCAATGTATATTACACAAGACTTAGTAGTATATGGTTCATCATCTTTATTTAATGTAACTGCATCTGCTTTAGATATCGGACAAAATACAATTGTATTAAATACAGCAACACCTGCAGTTAGATTTGGTGGCATTTCGGTTGCAGATAGTGGTTCAGGAGCAGGAGCAAGTGGTTCATTATTCTGGGATTCATTAAATAATCACTGGTTGTATCAACATCCATCTGGTAGTGGAGAAGGGTATAACTCAGCAATATTAATAGCCGGCCCTAAAAACACTGGTTCATTGGGTGAGGAATTGACTTTGACTCCTGGAAAGATTATGGTTGCAACAGGTGAAGACCATATTGGTGATTCAATCATAACACAAGCGACTGATAATAGTAAAATTTCAGTAGCTGGTGGTATAATCGTAACTGGTTCAGTAACCGCAACATCATTCATAGGTTCGATTGCAGCAACAAATGGTGTAGTAAGTGGTTCATCTCAAATCACAATCTCAGATACAACTGGATATGGTGATTTTAGTGGTTCAATTTCAGCATCGATTGCAGCAGTGGTTGCAAATGTTGGTAGTGGTGTAGGAGTTTCTATAACAAACTTAAACTCATTTACAGCATCTCAATTAACTCAAAATTCAGATTTAGCAACTTATACTGGAAGTGTTGAAACAAGATTGACTCAAATAGGTGTAGTAAGTGGTTCATTGATTAGTTCAGCATCAGCTGCTAAAACAACAAATGATTCACAAGACGTTTCAATAACAAACTTAAATACATTTAGTGCAAGTGTAAACACTTCGTTAAGTAATTTAAATAGTACAACTGCAAGTTTAAATACTTCAGTAGCAGCGCTAAATAGTTCATCTGCATCTCAACAAGTTAGTATTGATGCATTAAACACATTTAGTGGTTCTTCTTTAACTAGATTATCTAACTTAGAATCTACATCTGCAAGTGTAAATGTATCAATCGCAGCATTAAATAGTTCATCTGCGTCACAACAATTATCATTAGATAACTTAAACTCAAAGAGTGGTTCATACGCAACTACCGGTTCGAATGTATTTTATGGTACTCAAACCATAAGTGGTTCAGTTAATGTAAGTGGTTCTACCAACTTTGGTGGGGCAGTAGCAGTTAATGATTCTAATATGAACTTAACTAATAGTTCATCATTAAACTTAACAAATGGTTCTTCAATCTATGTTAATGGTAGTGGTGTAATTAGTGGTTCTATCGTAGGAATTGGAAATGTAACAGCATTCAGTACATCGGTTGACGCAAGATTAAACGCATTATCAACTGATAGTGGTTCTCAAGCTCAAAGATTATCAAGTTTAGAAGCAACAAGTGCAAGTTTAAACACATCGGTAAGTAATTTAAATACAACTTCTGCAAGTGTAAACGCATCAATTGCAGCTTTAAACTCATATACTTCTTCAAACACATCTACAACTGCATTAAACGCATTCACCGCATCTGCAAACGAAAGATTTACAGAGATTGGTGTAGTAAGTGGTTCGTTGATTTCTTCAGCATCAGCTGCAAAAACAACAAATGATTCACAAGATGTAAGTATTTCTAACTTAAATACATTTAGTGGTTCACAATTAACAAAAGATTCTACATTAGCAACTTATACCGGTTCAGTTGAAACAAGATTAACTGAAATTGGAGTTGTAAGTGGTTCATTGATAGCATCAGCATCGACTGCAAAAACAACAAACGACACACAAGATGTTAGATTAACAAACTTAGAATCTACTTCTGCAAGTGTTAATATTTCAGTTTCTAATATAAATTCATTCAGTTCGTCAGTTTTAACTAGATTAACAGAAATTGGAGTTGTAAGTGGTTCATTAATCGTTTCAGCATCAACTGCTAAGACTACAAACGACGCACAAGATGTTTCAATAAGTAACTTAAATACATTTAGTGGTTCATCTTTAACTAGATTTACAAATTTAGAATCTACATCTGCAAGTGTAAATGTATCAATTGCAGCATTAAATTCTTATACATCTTCTAATACTTCTACAAACGCATTAAACGCATTTACTGCATCTGCAAACGAAAGATTTAGTGAAATAGCAATCGTAAGTGGAAGTTTGATAGCATCAGCAAGTGCAGCAGCAATCGCAGACGCAAATCAAAATACATTTACACAATCTGCAAATGTTAGATTAAGTAATTTAGAATCAACTTCTGCAAGTGTTAATACATCGGTATCTAATATAAATGTATTTACACAATCCGCAAATGTTAAGTTAAGTAATTTAGAATCAACTTCTGCAAGTGTAAATACTTCATTATTCAATATCAACTCATTTACAGAATCTGCAGATGTTAGATTGGATAATTTAGAATTAAAATCTGCAAGTGTAGATGTTTCAATATTCAATATTAACTCAGCAACTGCAAGTTTAAATACTTCAGTAAGTAATTTGAATAGTACAAGTGCAAGTTTAAATACTTCAATATTTAACATAAATGGTACAACTGCAAGTTTAAATACTTCGGTAGCAGCATTAAATACTTATTCGGCTTCATTAAAAACAGCATTTGAATTTACTGGTTCTAATGTAGTGGTAATTGGCGACTTAGTTGTTAAAGGTACAACTACATCGGTAGAATCTAATACAATTCAATTAGGTGATAACATTATTGAATTAAATGGTACAGGAGCAGCAAATGGTGGATTATTAGTTAAAGACCCAACTGCACCTAATACGGTAAGTGGCTCTTTACTTTGGGATTCAACAAATGATTACTGGAAGGCGGGAGCAGCTGGAGCTGAAAGTAAAGTTCTTTTAGCAGGTGGTGATGGTGTAGTAAGTGGTTCGTCTCAGATTACAATTTCTGATACAACCGGATACACATCATTCAGTTCTTCAATCGCAACTAATTTTAGTGCAAGTGTAGCAAGTGTAGACGCATTATCTGCAAGTGTATCAAGTGTAACTGGTCAATTTAGTTCATCGGTAGCAACTTCATTCTCACAATCGGCATATAATTTAAATCAATTATCTGCAAGTGTAGCAAGTGTAACAGGAGATTTTAGTTCTTCGGTGGCAACATCGTTTAGTGCAAGTGCAGCATCTCAATTATTATTGAGTTCTTCATTCGCAACTTCTCAAACTACACAAAATGGTAGATTAGATTTATTAGAAATTACATCTGGAAGTTTAAATTCATTTACTTCTTCGATTAACACTACTATTAAAACTAAATTAGACGCTGAAAATGTTGTAAGTGGAGCATCACAAATCAATATTGTAGATTTAGCTGGATATAGTGATTACAATGATAATATTTTATTAGAATTTAGTGCAAGTAATGCAAGTATAACTCAATTATCTGCAAGTGTTGCAAGTGTAACTGGAGATTTCAGTTCATCGGTAGCAACTTCATTTAGTGCAAGTGCGGCAAGTTTAACATCATTAAGTTCTTCAATAAATGTATCATTCTCAGCATCACAAGCGGTACAAGATAGTAGATTGGGATTATTGGAAATATCAACTGGAAGTTTAAATTCATTCACTTCTTCAATTGATACTACAATCAAAACTAAGTTAGATGTTGAAACGGTTGTAAGTGGTTCATCACAAATTGATATAACTGCAACTACTGGATTTACTACATTTAGTTCATCAATTGAGACAAGAATATCAATAATAGACGGAGGAACATATTAATAATAAATAAAGAATAAATAGAAATATATGGCAACAAATAATCCAACATCATCGATTTTACTGAAACGTTCAGGTGTAGCCGGTTCGGTTCCTACAACGGCATCGCTGCAGGTAGGTGAAATAGCGTTAAATACCTATGATGGTAAAGCGTTCTTACACAAGTCTGGTTCAACCGATGAGGTAGTAGAATTCGTAGTAGCTGGGGCGAAAGTAACGGGTTCAATTAGTCTTACTGGAGCAGTTAGTGCATCGATAGTATCGGCATCTTACTTAGTAGGTGATGGTGCAGGAATTACAGGGGTAACTGCATCGATGAGACCGGATGATTTCGATTTTAATTCGGAACCATTTGCAGGAACAATAGGATACATTCAAGGTAGTGGTTCTCTATACAAAGTTGCAACAACTGAAAACCAAATAGATTTCAGATATAATGATGTAACTATTGCAACTATTACAACTGCACAAGGATTTAGTGGTTCATTATACGGAATTGGTGATGTATTAGCATTTAGTGGTTCGGTTCATGGTAGATTATATCAATTAGAACTTTCAGCATCATTTGGCCCAGATTCAGGAGAATTTTAATATTCATAAAAAATTATAATAGAAACCCCTCATAGTAGGGGTTTTTCTTTTTATAATATATTTATGTTTGTAGTATATACTACATTTGTTGTTAAATAACTTAAATAAAAGGCCACATGGCATCAATTGTTCAACTGAAACGTTCTGCGTTATCAGGAAAGGTACCTGGTACGGGTTCATTAGACTTAGGAGAATTAGCGGTAAATACCTACGATGGTAAAATTTACTTTAAAAAATCAGGTTCGGTTGAATCGATTCAAACTATTGTAACAACAAATGCAGTAATTACAGGTTCTATTATAGCGGATTCGTTTAGTGGTTCTATTGCAGCAACCAATGGTGTAGTTAGTGGTTCTTCACAAATAATATCGATATTAAATCCACTAAATTCATTTACTCAATCATATTTTACGGATAGTGCAAGTTTTGATAGTAGAATACTTGCGGCAGTAAACCCAACGGATGCAGCAACTACGGGTTCAAATACATTTGTAGGAAATCAAACTATTAGTGGTTCTTTAAGAGCAACTTTAACTGGTTCATTTGGTTCATTACAAGTAAACGATACACTTACCGTTAATCATGGTATTAGTGTAATAAGTGGTTCTTTGGGTGTAACATCGGACTTAACAGTTTTGGGAGCAGTTAATGCAAGACAATTTAATATTTCTGTAATTTCATCATCTGTCCTTTTTGAAAGTGGTAGTTCTAATTTCGGTAATTCATCCGATGATACTCACACATTTACAGGTTCAGTTAATGTAAGTGGAAGTGTTACGGCAATAAGTTTCGTTGGTGATGGTTCCGGATTGACTGGAATGGTAGTAGATTTATCAACTGCACAATTAAATGATGTGGATGGAAATAACATCCCACCACGTTCATTTGCAGAATTATTTGTAGCATGTGCAGTTGCAGAAATAGTAGATTTAGATTTTGGAATATAATTGATATTTATAAGAAATATAATATAAGTAAATGGCAACATTAATATTAAATAGTACACAAACACCGGTAACTACACAAGGTCAGTTGGAATTCAATACAGACAAAAACACATTAGTTGTAGGTAATGGTGCAGCTGAAATCAGTATGGCCACAACCGGTTCTAACACATTTACGGGAAATCAAACAATAAATGGTTCGGTAAATGTAACCGGTATAATAACTGCAAACGAATTTCATGTAACATATGTAACGGCATCTGCGGCATTTACTTCTGGTTCTACAAAGTTTGGAGATACGGATGACGATATACATCAATTTACCGGAAGTGTTGACATAAAAGGTGATGTTAAAATAGCAACATTACCAACCGATTCAAATACAACAGTTGTAACTTATAATACTACAACAAAACAATTAGGATATAACACAGTTGCAGGCCCACAAGGAGAAAGTGGTACAAGTGGAGTTAGTGGAACAAGTGGCACATCGGGAGTTAATGGCACATCGGGAGTTAGTGGAACGAGTGGTACATCCGCAATAGATGGTACAAGTGGCACTAGTGGAGAAAGTGGCACTAGTGGAACGAGTGGAGAAAGTGGCACTAGTGGAACGAGTGGCACGTCTGCAATAGATGGCACGAGTGGTACAAGTGGCACGAGTGGTATTGATGGCACAAGTGGAGTAAATGGAACGAGTGGAGTAGATGGTACAAGTGGCACAAGCGGTGTCGATGGTACAAGTGGCACAAGTGGTGTCGATGGTACAAGTGGAGTTAGTGGCACGAGTGGAGAAAGTGGCACTAGTGGAGAAAGTGGAACAAGTGGTACATCGGGAGTAAACGGAACGAGTGGTGTAAATGGCACATCGGGAGTAAACGGAACAAGTGGTGTAAATGGTACAAGTGGAGTTAGTGGCACGAGTGGCACAAGTGGTGTCGATGGAACGAGTGGTACGAGTGGCACAAGTGGTACGAGTGCAATAGATGGCACGAGTGGTACAAGTGGCACTAGTGGTATAGATGGAGTTAGTGATAGATTTGCAACTACATCAACTACAATAAATGATATATCAGTGGGTCTTAAAACATTTGAAATAGAAACCGGATTACAATGGACACCTGGTCAATTAGCAATTATAGGTGTTGAAGACGATGGTACACGATTTATGAGAGCTATTGTTATATCGTATGATGATACCACCGGTTATATTGAAGTTAATGTAACATCAATTGAAGAAGGTGCAGGCCCAACAGAGAATATATCAAACTGGCAAATAAATGTAACAACCGCAGCTGGTTCGGTTTTTGAAATACCAGGATTTGCAGATTACAATGATAGTTTATTAACTACGTTTGAAGGTAAAGAGGAAGTAGCTTCGGCAACCCATACATTAGTATCAGGTTCATCACAAATTGTATATACAGACATTTCTTCAATACCGGCCGGAATTATAAGTTCTTCGGCACAATTGAATAATACAACTATTACAAATTTAACTGTTACAAATTTGACAACCGTTAACCAAACATCAAGTATATTATTTACTAGCGGTTCAACTAGACATGGTGATTTTGGAAACGACACACATTCGTTCACAGGTTCACTTCAATTATCAGGTAGTTTATCGGTAATTATTTCAGAAGGTACGACTGAAACAAATATATTAGTAGCAGATGCAAGTGGTAATGTAAAAACAAGAAGTAATTTAGATTTAACTGGTCAATCGGGTACAAGTGGCACATCCGGCGTTAGTGGTACAAGTGGTCATAATGGTGTAAATGGTACAAGTGGAGTTAGTGGCACGAGTGGCACAAGTGGAGGAAGTGGCACACATGGTACAAGTGGAGTTAGTGGCACAAGTGGTGTGGATGGTACAAGTGGAGTTAGTGGTACAAGTGGCACCAGCGGTGTAAATGGCACAAGCGGTGTAAACGGTACAAGCGGAGTAAATGGAACAAGCGGTGTAAATGGTACAAGTGGAGTTAGTGGCACGAGTGGCACATCAGGAGTTAATGGTACAAGTGGCACATCGGGAGTAAATGGTACAAGTGGAGTTGATGGAGTTAATGGCACAAGTGGTGTTAGTGGTACAAGTGGAATAAACGGATTAAACGGCACTAGTGGAGTTAGTGGCACAAGCGGTGTAAATGGTACATCAGGAATTAATGGTGCACCAGGTACAAGTGGAGTTAGTGGCACATCGGGAGTTAATGGTTCACCGGGTACGAATGGAACATCAGGAGTTAATGGTGGAAATGGTACAAGCGGTACAAGTGGTGTTAATGGTACGAGTGGAGTTAACGGAGGAAATGGAACAAGTGGCACATCCGGAGTTAACGGAGGAAATGGAACAAGTGGCGTTAATGGTGGAAATGGTACAAGTGGCACAAGTGGTGTTAATGGTGCACCAGGTAGTAATGGAACAAGTGGTGTTAATGGTGCACCAGGTAGCAATGGAACAAGTGGTGTTAATGGTGCACCAGGTAGCAATGGAACAAGTGGTGTCAGCGGAACCAGTGGAGTAAATGGTGGATTTACCACCAATTCAAATGCACAAGTAAATTCATTGGGTGTTGGAACAGCAGCAACTACTAATGCTGGTGAAATCGTAGCTACCGGAAACATCACAGCATACTATTCAGATAGGAGATTAAAAAAGGATATAGAAAAGATATCAGATGCATTATCTAAATTACAAAAAATAAATGGTGTATTCTATACTCAAAACGAATTAGCAGAGGAATTTGGATATAACGATTATTCTAAACAAGTCGGAGTAATTGCGCAAGAAATTGAAGAAGTATTACCTGAAGCAGTTGCATTTGCACCATTTGATAGAGATGAAAATAATAATTCAAAATCAGGTGAAAATTATTTGACTGTTAGATATGAAAAAATAGTTCCACTTTTAATTGAATCTATAAAAGAATTATTAAATAGAGTAGAAAATTTGGAAAAGTAAGATATATTTAGTATGTTTGTTACAATATGAGAAAAAAAAAGTTACTTTATGTGTGTCCACATCTTTCTACTGGTGGACAACCTCAATATACATACAAACAAATAAAACACTTTATCAATGATTTTGAAATAGAAGTTGTTGAAATAAATAATAGTGGTGGGGATACATATGTAGTTCAAAAAAATAGAATAAAATCAATAGTAAAGGTTTATACATTGGGAGATGATAAATCGGAAATACTAAGTGTAATAAATCAAGCTAACCCTGACATCATACATTTTCAGGAAATACCAGAATTTCATTTAGCTCCTTTTATTTTAGACCAAATTTTTACAAAAAATAGAAATTACTTTATAGTAGTAACTACACATAGTTCATTTACAAATCCACATGAAATAATTTATCAACCCGATAGATATGTTTTGGTATCTGAATGGAGTAGGCAACAATTCATTGGTACTGGTGTTGAAACTATGTTATGGGAATATCCAATCGAAGAATATACATTTGATAAGGAAGTTGCACAAGTTGAATTAGAATTAGACCCAATTTGGAAGCATGTACTAAATGTAGGATTGTTTACACCGGGTAAAAATCAAAGTGAAGTATTTGCAATAGCAAGACAATTTGAAAAGTATAAAATTAAATTCCACTTTGTTGGTAACCAAGCTATAAATTTTGAAGATTATTGGAAACCATTAATGAATGATAAGCCTGAAAATTGTGTGATATGGGGAGAACGTGATGATGTGGATACTTTCTACGTAGCATGTGATATGTTTTATTTTAGTTCTAAATTAGAATTAAATCCATTATCAATTAAAGAAGCATTGAGTTATAAATTACCATCTATATTCAGGAAACTACACACTTATTTAAATACATATGATGATAATGATTTGGTAACTTATATTGATGATGATTTAAAATCAACTAAACAAATTATAATAGAAAAACTTAATCCTGAATTAAATGATATATGATAATTTAATAAAAAACAAAAATAACAAAATAAATATAGAAAACAAAGTTTATTATCACTTTGTCAATGGCCCTTTTGTAGAAATTAAAGGAAACAAAGAAGCTCAATATAGAGTTGAATTCATAGATACCGATACTGACAATATTGTTTATACAACAAATATTAAAAATAATTGTTGGTGTAAATGTAATAAAGAGTATTTTATTAATTGGAAAATCAAAATATATGAAAATGAAAACGTTTGGTTTGAACATTCATATAATGCGGAAAATAAAAAAGTCTATATTGCATTGGATTCTAAATCATTGGGTGACACTTTGGCTTGGTTTCCGTATTTAGAAGAATTTAGAAAAAAGCATAATTGTAAATTAATTGTATCAACTTTTATGAATGAATTATTTTTAGATGGTTATGCTAATATAGAATTTATAAAACCAGGTGATATTGTGTCCGATTTATATGCAATGTATTGTATAGGTGTATTTTACAATGATAATAGCTCTATTAATTTATTTAAAAATCCAACTGACCCAAAAAAGGTTACACTTCAAAAAATGTGTTCTGATATTTTAGGATTAGAATATATAGAAATACGTCCAAATATATACACATCTTATAAAAAACAAGTATGTATTGGTATTCATGGTACCGCTCAATCTAAATTTTGGAATAACCCTAATGGCTGGCAAGATGTAGTAGATTGGTTGAATGGTAGAGGGTATAATGTAAAATTATTATCAAAAGAGGGTGATAACTATATGGGTAATAAACTTCCAGATGGTATAGTAAAACACCCAAATGGCCCTATTGAATTAGTTATGGATGAAATGTTAAAATCCAAAGCATTTATTGGAATCGGTAGCGGGTTGAGTTGGTTAAGTTGGAGTTTAAATATCCCCACCATATTAATTAGTGGATTTTCATATGAATGGGCAGAAATGAAAGATTGTATTAGAATAACTGCACCCAATGAAGTATGTCAAGGATGTTTTAATAGATATAAATTGGATATTAATGATTGGAATTGGTGTCCGGAACACAAAGGAACTGAGCGTGAATTTGAATGTAGCAAACGTATCACATCAGAAATGGTAATAAAAGAATTGGAAAAGTTTTTATAATTGTAAAAATCATTTATAAGTTATATTTATATAAAATAACATTATAAATGGCACTACCATACGGAGAAATATCATTTAGAGATTTCAATTTAGATAGAAGTTTACCACCTTCACAAACAATTACCATGACAAATGCAGCTGCAGCATATGGTGTTTCATATGGTGTAGACGGTTCAAATCCCATTTCAATGGATGAATTTTGGCAAGGACAAGTTATATTTAACACATATACTGGTTGTGGTAGAGGAAATACATTCGGTGAAGTTTGTGGTGATGCAACTATTGGCAATAGAACATTTTATTCAAACATCGGCCCCTTTGATTTTGCAGAAGGTGCATATGTTTATGTAGACCAATATCCCAATGTATTAATAGGATACGACTATGTATATATAAATGGTGCTACATGGAGAATTGATAATGCTCAAGGATATATAATAGAATATGCGGGAGATTTTCAATGTTAAAATATAATTTTTAAAATTCATAACATTTACTAAACCTTTCTATATTTATAGTTGTATTATAAAATATTTTATAAACGTACTAAAAAAAAGGTAAACTAAATGGGACTTAAATTTAGACGTGGGACAACCGCACAACAATCAGGTTCGTTAGCATTCGGAGAACCATATGTGAACACCACATTGGGAACATTAGTAGTCGGCGGCCCCAACGGCGACATCGTATTAGGAGCTTCTGGAACAGGAAGCACAGGAAACTTTGGAGCAATTTCAGGTTCCGGTTTAGACATCACAGGAAATGCAAATATTGCGGGTAATTTAACTTTAGGTGGAAAATTAACAATCGGTGATAATACATCCGACACTGTTAATGTAGTTGCATCTTTAAGTTCATCACTTATACCTTCAGTAACAAATGCATTTGATTTAGGTTCTGAAGATTATTTCTGGAGAGACCTTTACATCTCAACTGGTTCAATTAAATTTGTTGGAGCAGCAGGAACGGTAGTAGGTACATTATCTAATGCAGCTAATGGGATGGTATTGGATTCAGGATTGATTGCAAATGGTAATAGTTCATTTGGAACATCATCTTTAGCAATAACATCTGTAACTGGTTCATTAAGAATCACTGGTTCATTAAGAAATGGTGGTGAAGATTTGGTAGCAACCGGTCAAATATCTCATGCCGAAGGACTTCGTGCTAGAGCAACTGGAGTTGCATCTCATGCCGAAGGACATAATACGCATGCACATGGAGAATATTCACACGCAGAAGGAGATAGTACGAGTGCATCGGGTTCTTCATCTCACACTGAAGGTGGATTTACTAGAGCAACAGCAACTGCAGAATATGCACACGCCGAAGGATATGCTACATACGTTGAAGCTATAGCAGGACACGTTGAAGGACAATCTACGGTAGTATATGCAAATGCACGTGGCGGACACGCTGAAGGTAACCACACTGATGTTTATGATGAATATGGACACGCTGAAGGTGAATTTACAATGACAAATGCAAGAGGTGCCCACTCTGAAGGTTGGTATTCTATGGCAACTGGTCAACACGCTCATGCTGAAGGTAGTAGAACAATTGCACAAGGAACAGGTTCACACGCCGAAGGTAGTGGTTCTTGGGCTGAAGCACATTATTCACATGCATCTGGCATCGGAACAAAGGCATCGGCAGTTGGTCAATCGGTAGTAGGTAAATTTAACGTTGTTGATAATACAACATCTTTATTTGTAATAGGTAATGGTACAAGTGATACTAATAGAAGTGATTTATTTTTAGCAGAGGCAGGTGGTATACAAATATCTGGGTCATTAACAATGAGTGGTTCGATTTTACCATCAGTATCTAATGCATTTGATTTGGGTAGTTCGACTAAATTTTGGAGAGATTTATTTATTTCAACCGGTTCAATTAAATTCGTTGGAGCAGCAGGAACGGTAGTAGGTACATTAACTAATGTTGGTAATGGATTGAGTTTAGATAGTGGTATAATCGCAAATGGTAATAGTTCATTTGGTACATCATCTTTAGCAATAACATCTGTAACCGGTTCATTGGCGGTTAATGGTAGAATAATCGCAACTTCTATTACTGGAGCAATTGCAGCAACAAATGGTGTAATTTCTGGTTCTTCTCAATTAACAAGCTCACTTGATGATAGATATTTAAATGTAGGAGGAGACTCAGTAGTAAGTGGTTCATCTCAAATAACATTGAGTTCAACAACCGGATTCTCAGATTATTCAACATCAGTAGATAGTAGAATTACAACCGAAAAAGGTAGAGTAGACGCAATCTTATTAGCAGCAGACGCAGATAAGGATACATTTGCAGAAATCGTAACCTTAATTAATTCGGTAGATACTACAAACGATAATGCATTTGCATCATTCTATACTGCAAGTGTTGGTAGATTAAATAATTTAGAATCAACTTCTGCAAGTGTAAACATTTCGGTAAGTAATTTAAATACATTTAGTGGTTCAGCATTAACAAGATTATCGGCATTAGAAGTTGAAACGGCTAATTTGGAATCATTCACATCTTCAATCAACACAACTATTAAGAGTAAGTTGGATGCAGATGGTGTAATTAGTGGTTCTTCACAATTAACTACAACATTCGATGCTAGATACCTAAATACAGGTGGTGATTCAGTAGTTTCTGGTTCATCACAAATAGCACACGATTCAACAACTGGATATTCTGCAAACAGACATATCGACCACACCGCAGTATCAATTTCAGCAGGTAGTGGTTTAACAGGTGGTGGTGATATAAGTGCAACTAGAACACTTTCTATCGCATCTGGTGGTGTTACAAATGATATGTTAGCTGGTTCAATTGCAAATGCTAAATTAACTAACTCATCAGTAACTGTAACTGCAGGAACTGGTCTGAGTGGTGGTGGAGCAGTTGCTTTGGGAAGTTCAGTAACTTTAAGTAACGCCGGTGTAACATCAAACGTTGCAGGTACGGGTGTAACAGTAAGTGGAGCAACCGGAGCAGTAACAATCTCAATCGGCCAGGCAGTAGCTACATCTAGTGATGTTAGATTTGCTTCGATTGGTGTTGGCATGGCAGCAAGTGGAACATCTGGTAGAATTGACGCAGCAAATGATGTTGTGGCATACTCTTCTTCAGATAGAAACTTTAAAGAGAACATCACTCCAATCGAAAATCCAATTGAAAAAATCAAAAAGATTAGTGGTAACACTTATGATTGGAAAGCAGAATTAAAAGATGTACACGGATATGAAGGAAACGATGTGGGTGTAATCGCACAAGAAATTGAAGAAGTATTACCTCAAATCGTAACTACAAGAGATAATGGATATAAGGCGGTTAAATACGAAAAATTAGTAGCATTATTAATTGAAGGTATTAAAGAGCAACAAATCCAAATCGATAATTTAACTGCACAAGTAGAAGAATTAAAGAAACAAAAAGGTTTATAATTAATGTATGATGTATACTACACCACCGCTGGAGGACCCTGGTTCAACAGCGGTGCTGATATATGGGTAACTGATTGGATAAAAGAAGTGGCTCCTAACTTAGAAGTTAAGCCACTTCTTCTTTTCCATAGGAAGAAGCCAGATAATTACGAAGAATTTCCAATTGATATTGACCACATTTGGGAAACAAATGAGTTAGTTATTGATGAAATTTTAAAAGGTGCAAGAAAAATTCATATATTACATGGTCATTATACTCCAACAACTGCCATACATAATAATTTAGATAAAATCGATTCAATCGTATTTCATAATTTGACAAAGGTATCAATGTTGTCACAGATGGGTAAAGATGAATACCTTCATTGGTATGGTAATTGGGAATATGAAAATCAGTTAATAAATAAAATTAAAAATAAAGTTTGGGTAGGGTTGTATCATTTTCCATATGAAACAGAAAATTTACACCATATTCCAAATTATTATGAATTTAAAAATAATAAAGAACTTTCTAACTCAACGGAGATAGGATATGCAGCAAGAGTAGAAGGTAGAAAGAATGTTGAATATATTGATGGAATGGGTGGATACATTTTCACAAATTCAGAAACATTCAACAAATATTATAAAAAGAAATATGGATACAAATTTGAAAAATCAAAAGTTTACAAATTTGATTACAAACATAAAGAAAAGTTCTACGGACTTGATTGGGGAATATCTCATTCTTGCTTTGAATTTGAACCATTTGGATACGGAATTTTTGAAGCAGTGGATTGGGGTAAACTTCCAATACTACATGAAAGATGGCACGTACCACTTGATTATAAATACAAAGCGACTGACAAGGAAACATTTAAACAAGCCTACGAAACGATTTGTAACGATGATTATGAAACCCGTAAAACGGAGTTTCAAAAACTGAAAGATTGGATGATACAATATTTTGGAAACAAAGATGTGTGGAAACAAAAACTTTTAGATATTTATAGGGAGAATAATATATAAAAATATGCCAAGGACAAACTTATCATTAGGAAATTTATTTAGAGCCGTTAGTGGTTCTGCAAGAAGTGGACAAGTATCATTAGGTGGACTATCAGGAACTGCTACAAATAGTTCTATGATAGGATTTGCAACCGATTCGATTACTGTAACACCTCCTACATTTACATATATAGTAGAAAGTACAACTGAGAATGCAAATTTTACGTTTGCATCTACGGGTTCTTTGTTTTATTCAAAAGTACAACAACAATATAATAACTATACTTGTTCTTTTAATAATTCAAATTTTTCAACAGGTAGTAGAACTGTATTAAATGGCCCAACAATATTTCCAATAACTCCGGCAGCAGTAGGAACGACTACATATTCGGAAGCATCGGCTACTTTAACTATGGCATATGCTGATGGATATAATCTAAACGCTACTAACTATGGTTCGGCAACAACAAAAGTATTATACGCAGTAGATGTTTACAATACTATTAACGAACCTGATTTTTGTTTATTATTCGGTACACAAATTGAATTGGCAAATGGTACAATGGTAAATGTTGAAGATTTGAATGTTGGTGACCAAATTAAATCTTGGGTACCTGCAGGACTACCGGATGAAACACAAGACCCGGAAAGTGATGAAGTTGAATGGAGATTTTATCATTCGGAAGTATTATCAGGTTCAGCACAAATTGTAACTGTTAGTGATTTGACTTTTAATTTCGCAGAAGGATATTTCTCACTTAATAATGGTCTAATTAAAGCAACCGAAACTCACCCATTATATGTTTGGGATAATGAGATTGGAAAATATAAATTCAAAAATGTAGGTGATATATTGCCTGGAGATAGATTGGTAATGCAAGATGAAACCGAAGTTGAAGTTGTTGATATAGAAATAGTAAGAGAAGATGTTGAAATTGTAACTGTAAATGTGGAAAATGCCGATGTGTATATTTCAAATGGTTTAATTTCTCACAACAAAGGAACAACAACACAACCAGCAATACCTGCAAGTGGTTTAAGAATGTATTTAGACCCATCTAAAGCATTGTCAACTGGTGGAACAGATACTGCGGATTGGTTAGATTTAAGTGGATACAATACAGGTGTTAGACCTGCAGGTGTTTCAAATGCAGCGGGAATAAGTGGTGGTAATCCATCATATAATGCGGGAGCAAGTAGAAAAGAAAAGTATTGGTCATTATCATCAAATAAGTTTTGGTATAAAGATGGAACGACTAACATAAATGGTGGATATACACAATTCAATACATCGGCATATTCGGTTGTAGCTTGGGTTAGATTTACATCACATCCTGCAAATGGATATTATCAAATTTTTGGTAAACAAAATAGTGGTGGAACAAGAGAAATTGCATTGTATTTAAATTCAAATGGTAGTGGTACTTATTTCATACATGATGGAACATCTGTACAATTTAATAGTAATACATTTACACTATCTACAAACGTTTGGTATATGATTTCTTATACTGCAGCATTGAATGGTACAAACGTTGCTTATATGGATTCTACATCAAGAGGAACGGTATCAAATGGTTCAAAAGATTACACAACATCTGCTTTAATTCAAGTTGGTGGTGGGTATGGTGATAATAACTATTATTTCAATGGACAATTAGGACCTGTATTATTCTATAACACACAATTAAATTCGACAAACATAACAAATATATACAACTATTTCTCACCAACCTACAAATAAAATAATTGTTGTTTTGGGTTGAAATATTATATTTATATTGAGAATTAATAAATTTAAATTAAAGCATATAAAATGGCAGAAAAAATGGTATCACCAGGTGTTTTCACTAGAGAAAACGACCTTTCATTCTTACAACAAGGTGTAGCAGAAATAGGTGCAGCATTCATAGGCCCTTTCAATGAAGGACCAGTAGTTCCAACAATTGTAAATTCACAAGCTGAATTCGAACAATTATTTGGAGCAGCTGATGGAACATATTATACCCCATTAGCAGTACAAAATTATTTAAGAGAAGCAGGAACTGCAACTATTTGTAGAGTAGCCGGAGTTGGTGGATACACCGAAGTAGCACCGTTGTTATTAAAAGCAACATCGGGTTCAGTATCAGCTAGTTTGGGTATTTTATTTAATACATCTACCAATAATAATGTTGGTTTTGGTGGAACTACACCAACCACTGCAAATGATTTAGGAGATGGTACTTTTAAATTAGTAACGGATAGTGGAAGTTTATCAATATCGGCTTCTTTAGATTCATCCGATGGAAATGACATTGAAGCTGTATTTGGAACTTCTCCATTTGGCGCTAAAACGGCATATTCATACGCATTCTTCAAAAATAGTTCGGCTATAAATTTTGCAAGTGGAGTTTCAATAACTGCATCTGTATTAGGAAACCAATCGTTCACAATGGATGCACAAGAAGCACAGACTCCAATAATCGAATCACAATTGATAAGTGGTCAAAGATTTAATCTTTTCCAATTTGAAACATTGGGTGTTGGTAATTCTACAAATACAAAAATAAAAGTTGGTATTACAAATATTAAAGCAGCTGGTAGTGTAAATGGTACCGATTATGGAACATTTACGGTAGTTGTTAGAGCATATGGTGATACTGATAAGAAAAAGACTGTATTAGAAACTTGGTCTAACGTAAACTTAGACCCTAATTCTCCAAACTTTATTAGTAGAGTGATTGGTGATAGAAAATTATCAATTGATTCTTTCGGTAAAATAACAGAAACAGGTGATTGGGTTAATAACTCAAAATATATTAGAATTAAAGATTTAAATGTAAATGCACCGGTTCAAGCCGTTCCATTCGGACACGAATCATATCATTCAATCGTATCAGGTTCAGCTGGAATGTTATCATTGATACCACCTGTATCATTCTCAACTGGTTCAGTTGCACAATCTGGTTCAACATTATTCCCTGGTATAGATTTGGATAATAATAGTGATAATAAACTATATATGAGACCGATTCCAAATGGTGCATCAAACGCAGTTAATCCAGAATTTGGATTAGATACGGTTTCTCAAAATAATTTAGTAGTTGGTGATTCTAGAGCACAATTTGTTGTAGCATTTCAACATGGATTTGACGGAATGAGTCCAGCAACTCCAATTTACAAAGGTTCAGACATTTCTGCAGGAAACACACAAGGATTTAATTTATCATCACCATCTGCATCCGGTTCAATTGCATATATGAAAGCAATCAACGCTTTATCAAATGCAGATGAATTTGATATCAATATGGTTGTAGCACCTGGTGTTACGAAGAATGACCACTCATATATACATACTGCAATTGTTGATATGGTTGAACAAAGAGCAGACGCATTCTTCATTACCGAAATGGGTGATTCTGATTTAGCGTTATCTACAACAATCACTAAAGCAGGTGAATTGGACACAAACTACGCAGCAACTTATTATCCTTGGGTTAAAACAATCGATATTAATACAAATAAATTAATCACAGTTCCACCATCAGTATTACTTCCAGGTGTATTCGCAGCAAACGATAGAGTAGCAGCAGAATGGTTCGCACCGGCAGGTTTGAATAGAGGTGGATTGGTAGGAGCAGTTAGTGTATTGAATAGATTAACTCAATCTGAAAAAGATGAATTATATGAAGGTAAAGTAAACCCAATCGTACAATTCCCAGGACAAGGTATCGTAGTATTTGGACAAAAAACATTACAAGACAAACCATCAGCATTAGACAGAATCAATGTGAGAAGATTGTTGTTAACTGTAAGAAAATATATCGCATCTACTTCAAGATATTTAGTATTTGAACAAAATACTTCTGAAACAAGAAATAGATTCTTAAATATCGTTAACCCTTATTTAGAGTCAATTCAACAAAGACAAGGTTTGTACGCATTCCGTGTTGTAATGGATGATTCAAATAATACTCCTGATGTAATTGATAGAAACATTATGAAAGGTGCTATCTACTTACAACCAACTAAGACCGCTGAATTCATTCAAATTGATTTCAACATCTTACCAACCGGAGCAGCATTTAACGCATAATTTAGAAAACAGATATTTATATAAAAGAATTAAAAAATAAAGTAAAATGCCAGAAATATTAGAGTTTGATAAAATGTTCTATAAGAATTTTGAACCAAAGTTAGGTAATAGATTCATTATGGAAATAAATGGTATAGAATCATATATCATCAAAACTGCGAATAGACCTACATTCACATCGGAAGTTGTTGAATTAGACCATATCAATGTAAAGAGAAAGATTAAAGGAAAGTCTACATGGGATGATGTTACTATCACTCTTTATGACCCAATTGTACCATCTGGTGCACAGCAAGTTATGGAGTGGGTTAGACAATCACATGAGTCATTAACGGGTAGAGATGGATACGCTGCTTTCTATAAAAAAGATGTTACGTTCTTTTTATTAGGGCCAGTTGGTGATAAAGTAGAACAATGGACTTTAAAAGGTGCATTTATCAACTCAGCAAACTTTGGTGAATTGGATTGGGCATCAAACGACCCATTGTCAATTGAATTGACTTTATCTTACGATTACGCTATATTAGAATACTAATCTAAATAAAATTATAAAACAAAGGGGTACCCACAAAGTATCCCTTTTTTATTTTTTGAAAAACATAATATATATAATAAAGACAAAAGTTATATTATGGAACAACAAAATGTAGAACAACAAGTTACTAGAGGTTTAGGTGGATTTCAACAACAAGGACAAAAATCATACCCATTTCCAACCGAAGTTATTAGTTTACCATCAAAAGGATTAGTTTACTCAGAAACGTCACCATTATCAAAAGGTGAAGTTACTGTGAAACTATTAACTGCAAAAGAAGAAGATATTCTCACTTCCACTAATCTAATTAGAAAAGGAATTCAATTAGATAAATTATTAGAAAGCATTATAGTTGATTCATCTATCAATATTGGTGATTTAATCATTGGTGATAAAAATGCAATATTAATTGCAAGTAGAATATTAGCATTTGGCCCAGAATATACCATAACGGTAAATGACCCATCAGAAAATACTCCGGTAGAAGTAACTGTTGATATGTCAAAACTTTCTATAAAAGAAGTAGATGAAAGTAAACTAAATAGAAACAATGAATATGAATTTGTTCTTCCAAAAACAAATACTCCTATTAAGTTTAAAATAATGACACATAGTGATGAATTGGTTATTGCAAAAGATGTGGAAGCAAGTGAAAAAATATCTAAACAAGGAAACGAAATTCAAGCTCGTTATAGGAGAATCATTACCGAAGTAAATGGTAATAGAGATTTAGGATATATAAGTAATTTTGTTGCAAATCAATTATTAGCAGCCGATTCAAAAGCATTGAGAAAATATATAAACCAAATATCTCCAAATATAGATTTAGTATTTAATTATACATCTCCATTTACCGGCGAAACGGAGGCGCTGAGTGTCCCAGTAGGGATTGACTTTTTTTACCCTGCCGACTAATTATTCTCAATATTTACACAAAAAAATATTTAATTTAGTATATTCATCAAATGGTGGATTCAATTGGCATGATGTTTATTTTATGCCAGTTAAATTAAGAGAATTTTATTGGAATGAGTTGTTATCCACTAAAGAATCAGAGGCATCTGCTATGGAAAAAATAACCAATTCACCCAAAGCATCATCTACAAGAAGAAGATAAACCATTTTATTTTATATTTATATAAAAGATTATAAAGTCATGTCCAAATTAATATTCGAAAGAAATATATTTCAAAAATTATTAGATACTTTTTTTAAGGCTAAAACTAAAGGTAGTGAAGAAAAATTTATTTCTAAAATTAAATATGCAAATCCTGAATTAAGTAAAGCATTTAAAGATTTGGATGACTCAATTGTATCAGGTCAATTAAAATTAAAATCCGTATTACAAAAAAGAGGATTAGATACAACTGAAATTGATGCATTTTTAGATAAATACTACGACAAAGCATAATAAATGGCTACTAGTAAAAAATCACTTTCTAAATTAGAGCAAGAATATGCTAGAATAAATCAAGCGTCTGTAACGGATGCTAATGATGTTGCGGAAAAACTCAAAGCATTAGATAGGATTACTAAAGAGATGAAGACGCAGACCAAGTTGATGGCCGACCAACTTGATGATGCAAAAGAATATAATGGTGTTTTAAAAAGTATTGCCGGCAAAGTTGGTGAAAATAATAATTTTTACAAAGAAACTGGTAAAATATTAAACTCAACCAAAATACAAATGAATGGAATAGCATCCATTCTAAAAACAACAACAACTTTAACAAACGAACAAAAAGACGCTACATATAAAGTAGCAGGTGGATATAAAGATTCCGTATATTCTGTAACAAAAATATTAGATTCATTAATTCCTGTTAAGAAAAATAACAACGAAATTAAGGATATAATACAAAAACAAATAGAAGAACAGAAAGCATTCATAAAGACCATAGATACTACTACGGAAGATGGTAAAGACTTAAAAAAAGTATTAGAAGCACAGTTAGAAGTATTAGAAAAGATGGGCCCGGCAGCACAGGCGGCCGCACAAGATATGCAAGCTATGGGTGAAGCGGGTGAAATGTTGTCTAATACGGGATTTGGTAAAGGATTGGATAAGTTTCTAAGTGTAACTAAAAAATTTAGAGGTGGAAAGGGTGCCGGTAGTATAGGTGAAGTTGTAGGTAATTTACAAAGCAAAAGAGGTGCAGCCGGTATGTTAGGACAGGCCGGTAAAGGTATGGTTGGTATGTTGGGTGGTGTTGCACGATTCTTAGGCCCTATTGGATTAGCAACGGGTGCAATTATGGCAGCTGCAAATTTCTTTAATAGTGGAGGAGCTGCAAAAACTGCTATAAGAATGGCCGCATTGACCGGTGGAAATTTGGAAGAAGCTGGTAAAGACGCAATGAAGGGTTCTAAAGAATATAGAAATATAATCACAGAATTCAACTATGGTTTACCAAGAAAATTACAAAGACAAGCCGCAGAAGATAATTTTGAATATAATAAAAGTTTAGCAAATGATGCTTTACAATATGACCAGAGTTTAGTAAAGGATGGTATTAATTACGAAAATAGTTTACTAAAAGACCAAATCCAATTTAGACAAAACCAAGAATCACAAACATTAGATGCAAATAATGCTCGAAGAAAAGCATTGTTTACGAGTGATATGGGTAGATTTAAATCATCTATATCAGTTTCAGAAAGAGCATTACAGGCAATAGGTTCATCAACCGAAGCAGTTTTGGATACTGTAAAAAATGTTGGTATTTCATTGGCAACTGGATTATCATCTCAAATTAAATTAGCAACTGCAGCAGCTGGACTTGCATCACAATATAAATCATCGGCAGATGATGTATTATCAATGAGTAATACATTTCGTTTGATGGATAAATCATCTGCAGAAACTGGTGCAAATATGGCAGCAGGTGTAGGTGCATTTGCAAAGTTGAATGATATGTCACCAGCTCAGTTATTTAAGCAAATGGCTGACTCACAGGAAGAAATATTTAAATATTCAAACTTTACAACTTCACAATTTGCATCGCAAGCCGTATTGTTGGCAAAAATGAATACATCTATGAGTGCGATGTCAAAAGCATCGGATTCTATGGTTTTAAACTACAAAGATAGTATCAAAGCTGAGATGAGTTTGTCTGCAATGTTGGGTAAGAATGTAAACCTATCGGAAGTTAGAGCTAAATTGATGGCTGGAGATATGGCAGGTGGTGCATCTGCATTAAAAACGGCATTGGGTGGTGTTGATATAAATTCAATGAATGCATTCCAAAAACAGGCATTAGGACAGGCTACCGGTATGGATATTAATGAATTGATGAATTTAACTCAATCCAAAGGTGGTAGTGTAGCGGGAACTATTTCGGAAAAGAATGCACAAAAAACAGGCGCAGCCATAGCAAATGGTGCACTAAATCAAGATATTGCAAATGAAGCAGCGAAACTTGCATTGGAACAAAAATTCAGAAAAGAAAGTTTAGAATTTGAACAAAAAGAAAGATTGCAAATGTTGGGAGTTGAACAACAAATGAGACTTCAAGGCCTTGCATTAGAACAATCTTTTAGAATAAAAGCAGCAACACTTGCGGCCGAAGAAGATATTAAAGATTTGCAAAATAAATTTGTAAAAGAAGTAATGGCCGAACAAATGATATCCGCATTAAGTAGTCAATATCAAAATAGTTTAAATGTTTCGGGAGTAGAATCAAAAACACAGAGTATTGGTGTAAAAATGCCAGCAAGTGTAAGTGTTAAACCCATAGGTGCAGTTGCAAATAAAACACAAGGTGGTGGATTTATGTTTGGTCAAAAAGACCCATTTGCAAAGGTAGTTGAAGTTAATAAAGCATCATCCGAAATTAATGTAGCTGCAATAAATACAAATGCAAAATTACAAGAGACAAAGTTGACACAAGGAATTGAAAAGCAAACTAAATTATTATCAGAATCTCAATATAGTATAAAGTTGCAAAATGAAATGATTGCATTATTAGGAATTAATGCTCAATTTTTACAACAAATAAGTGATAATACTACAAATGATACACAAGTAAATATCAATGGTAAAGTATTACAACAATCGTTATTAAATCAGGCTCGTAGAAGTTATGGTGTAGCAAGAACTGCATAATATTTAGAATAAAGATATTTATAACTAAATACTACTATTCATAAATGGCAACAATACAGGATTTATTCAAATCACAAAAAAAGGAACTATACGGAAAAGAAAATATCCGAATAGAAAGTAGGGGATTTATAAATCCACCAAGAGCAGCTGCATTGATAACATCTTCACCAAATAAAATTGGAGATATAATTGGAAATCAAGTAGGTGGTGCATTGGGTGGTTCGGCAAATAGACCATCGGATACAATATTTAAAGGAACTGCTTTTTTTAGAAAACCAATAAGTTTACCAGCAGTTACAACCGCATTATTAAGAGACTCAATTGAAGAGGGTAGAAAATATTTTGTAAAAGAAGCACCTTCTCCAAATTCTATCATCGGAACTATAAAGCAAGGAGCATCATCACCTGCGGGAGTTGCAACAAACATAGCACAACAAACCTTAAATAAAGTAGGTTCCCCAGCTGCCATAAAAAAATTAGCAAAAGAGTTAAAAAAGAAACTACCAGCAAAGGGGTATGGTGATTTGTTTAACAGAACCGAATTAGGAGGAAAACCACTACAAACTACCAACAAATTTAGTGAATATAAAGAAGTTACAACAACATCTCTTCCAAAATATCCAGCACCAGCAGTGGAACTTATTACCGGAGATATAAAGAAAACATTAAAATTGAGGAGTCCTGATGAAAAGGCAGGTTGGGATGGGGGAAATTCTTATATTAATACGGTAGAAAAATATGATACTATTACTGGTTTAGAAACCGATATAGAAAAGTTTAGAGTAGCAAATCAAGTTTGGGTATTATTTAGAAAACAAGGTAACTCAAGCACTATTCCATTTGCAGGTTCTGTTACCGGTTTAAGTGAAGACATTCAAACGGAATGGACAAATTTTAGATATATAGGGTCACCTTTTAAAGTAAATAGATATCAGGGTGTAGAACGAAGTTTAAAATTTAATTTAAAATTACATTATACCACTGTAAAAGAAAAGGGAGTAATGATTAAAAAGATAAATTATCTTAAATCGTTAGCATTTCCATATGAAGAAATTTCCGAAATGAAATATGGTGGAGATACACAAACATCACAATTTGCATTTTCTCCAAATTTAGTATATCTTACAATCGGTGATATGTATAAAAATGTTTATGGATATATAGAAAATTTATCGTTTTCGGTGGAAGATAATACGGTATGGCCATCCGCAGACCCAAATGGTGGGCAAGATGGTCGCGACCCATTACAAACCATTTTTGGTGTAAAAAATGATACTACATTATATCCATCCGTAATAGATGTGTCAATTAGTATGAAAATCATAGAAAATCATAAAACGGAAACCGATAAAGGTGGTATTACTAGATACAAATATAATTTTGATGGGATATCATATGAATCGGATGGCAAAACACCAAATAGTCAGTATAATAAAAATCGTGACATTAAAGCACCATTTGTAATTGAAGAAACCAAAGAGAAATAATGCCAAACAGATATCAATATACAAATACATTTACTACCAAAGGTACAAAGAAAAAATATTTAAGTAGTATCATTTATCCGAAAATAAAACCATCGGATGACGATTTATATATAATATCAGAATCAAGTGATAGATTGGATATACTTGCATCAAAATACTATAATGATAAAACACTTTGGTGGATAATAGCAACTGCAAATAATTTAAATGATGCATCGTTATCAATCACACCTGGTACTCAAATGAGAATACCATCAAATTTATCAAAGATTTTGAATGACTTTGAAAAAATAAATAAATAATAGGTTATGCCATTTCCATTTATAAAGCCACTTGAAGAGTGGACAGTAGAGAAATTAAAAGAAAGAGAATCGGATAGAAATTATATTACTACATTATCTCCTTTTGCAATAATGTCTAGTGGTGCCGTTGTTTTAAAAAATAAGACTACTGAAGAAATTAAAAATTTATTTATAAATCAAGAATACGGAAAAGACGCAACTACATATTATGGATGTGTAATTACAAATACCACAGATGTTTCGAAATTATATCAATCGGGAGAAACAATAGTTGGTTACGATTTAAACGGAAAAGAAATAAAGGTAGAAGGTGAAAAAAATAGAAGAGTATCTACACCAATTATAGAAAGTATAGAGATAGACACCGATGGTGGTAACAATACCTTAAAAACGGCACAAGTTAAAGTCAAAATATTTACATTAAAACAATTGGAAATGTTTGAATTGTTTTTTTTGAGACCATCTATGAATGTTGTATTGGAATACGGGTGGAGTAGTTCTACAAAAAAAGGTGCATTTTCTGGCGCTTTCAAAAATGTTACAATAGATAAAAATTTATTTGCAAAGAAAAATTTTGAAACTTATAAAAAAGATTATTCTGATTTATTTTTAGAAAATACTAAAAAAGATAGTTATAAAAAAATACTAAAAGAAACTGAGGGTGAATATGATTATATGGTTGGTAGAGTAACAAATTTCAATTATTCACCAACCGAAGATGGTACATATGAAGTAAGTATAGAAGTGTCTAGTGGAAATGAATTACAATTATGGCCCGCTTTAAAATCTGCAAAAGAATCGGCCCTTACATTGAAAAAAAATGAAAAAAAGATAACAACTTATAAATCCTTTATTTCAAAAATTGCAGCAGACTTTGGTAGACCTGATTTTGAAACAAATATCTTTAAAGATGATAATATTTGGAAAAATGAATTCTTTAATTATGGTATAACAAATGAAAAACAAAGTAGTACCATAGTTTCAAAAATACCATATATTTCAATGAAAGTTATAATTGAAATAATAAATAACTTAAAATTAACAAATCCATTGTCAGAAATAATTTCGGTAAATTATGAATATGATGGAAAAAAAATAATTCCTGTAAATTCAAATCCAAATCTAATATCAACCGATGAATCTATTATATTTCCTGGTAAATTACCAGAAGTGAGATTGGCTAATGGTGGAAAGGAAAATAGAATTATATTAGCATATGATGAACCTGGAATTGATGGTAAAATAAACGAAAAATCTTTTAATCTAAGTGATTCTCAAATTTATAATTTTAGTACCGGTGAAAGTATAAAAACAAATGATATAAAAATAAAAAATACAAACGATAATACGGAAATTGCAGTAAAATCAAACACAGGAAATTTATTAAATGTATTTTTTAATTATAATAGATTTATAGAAATATTTGATAATGCAAATAATATAGCAGATGTAATAAATTCGGTATTATCGACTATACAAAATTGTATGTTGGGGATGTGTAATTTGGAATTACAAAAAAAAGAAGATGTACAAGGGCAAACTTCTTTGGAAATTATTGATAGAAAAATTTTTCAACCATTACCAAAAACCACATCTTCATCGGAAAAACCAACAACACATAGATTTAAAATAGGTGCAAAAGAATCCATAGTTAAAAATTTTAATTTTAATATGGAAATGAGTACACTAATGCAAGCACAAGCATTATACTCAACCCAACTTGCAATTGCTAAAGGGAACAAAGGAACAAATACGGATGCATCGAAAGAAATAGATAATTATATATCGGCTGACCTCTCATATGCAAAAAACGCAGATGGATATTTTTCAGTAAACGATATGGAAGTCACCATAGTAAAAGGTGGATTAAAGAAGGAAGAAAATAAAAAAAAGAATCAATCTCCTGCCGAAAAGAAAAAAGAAGAAGAGGATAAGAAAAAATCCGATGAAGAACAAACTAAAAAATTAAAAGAATCTATAACCAGTAAATATGTAAAATTTAAAAATGCAAAGGGTATACAAAATTTAATATATAAAGATAGTGGGTTAATTCAATTATATTTACTACCAAAAACACCTGCCAATTCTACCGCATTGACATATTTGGAAATAACATTAGAAATAGACGGAATGGCCGGATTTAGTTGTGGTGAATATTTTCAAATAGATGGTATACCGGAAATATACAATAGAAATGGGTATTTTCAAATATTAAATGTAAAACAAGGTATTGATGAGAGTGGTTGGAAAACAACAATTGAAGCTGGTTATTTATTAAAAACAGAATAAAATGTATAAAGATTTAATAAAGAATAAAGAATTGTATTCATTGGATTTTCCAAAAACGATTGTACCATCTCCAATTGATATTGATTACGAAAATGGATTTATAAATAGATATTTTACACAAAGAGTAAATGATTCAAATTCTTTTGTTTTTGAAATAGATTTGGAAGAATATAATTCGTTATTAGAAAATCCATATTGGACATTGGAAGAAATACGATGGAGAATCACCGGCCCTAAATCGGCAGTATATTCGAATAATGGTACTATAACTGATATTGGTGTAGTAGCATCAAATGGTACATCGATTTCAATAGCATCGGATAAAATTAAAAACATAGGTTTATATTTACCAAACTTATTACAATTCTATAAATAAATTTGGAAAAATAAAAATAAAATCATATATTTAATTATAAACAAAATAAAGTTATGTCAAAATTTAAACATCTTACCGCCGAAGAAATCCAACAAATGACATTTGATTGGAGATATAGAGGTTGGACGGTATTGGAATTACTTACCGAATCAGAAGTTGATGAAGTTAATGAAGAATTAAATAGATTGCGTTTGGAAAGAAATGCAGCTGAACCTGAAAAATGGCAGGAATATGAACCATTCATGTATCCACACAAATTATCTTCTAAATTAGAAGCATTGTTTGCACATCCTAAATTGATTGAAGCAATGGAATTTCTTATGGAAGGTGATATAGTGGGAATGCAAACTTGGGCATATTTCAAACCAAAAGGTGAATTAGGTAGAGACCAACATCAGAATGCATTCTACACAGGATGTGGCCACAACGAAATTATTAACACTGCATTGGCATTAGATAATCACGACCCTGAAAATGGGGCAGTATGGAACTATGAAGGTTCACATAGATTACCAGTTTTACCAATGGAAGATAATGAAGAAAGAAAAGCAACAAACACTGCAAATTGGAGAAGTGAGAGAGGTATCAGTTGTGTAATGCCAGAGGGTCATGATTTCCGTAAAGTAGAAGGACATTTGAAAAAAGGACAAGTTGCACTTTTACACTCACACGTTGTACATGGTTCTGACCCGAATAAAGATACTACAAGAATGAGAAGAAATTTCTTAGGTGGTTATTTAAAGAAAGGAGCATATTTCAAACCGGGTAACCAAATGAAGAGAGAACCGATTGATATTTACGAATTACGTGAAAAGCATTGGGGAGAATAAATTTTGTAAATCAAAATATTTTTAGTATATTAGTAGGGTATGATTAATCTAATTGAAGATAAGTCTACCCTACTTTCTTTTTTGGGTGGAAATGTAAATATTGACCTTATAATTCCTGTGTGGAGTTCTCATAGAGCACATCCATTGGGTAGTCGTTTATCTTTTATATATTTTAGACAACCAAATGGTGAAGATGGTATTATGAATTTCAATCACATAGATGCAAAAAAATTAGACAAATTCGACATATCAAAATTAGTGCACGTAAATACGTTAGTTTTAGACAATAGGTATTTAAATACACAAGGATTGGATTATGAGTGGGTTTACTTTGAAGAGTATGGGAAACCATTTATATTTAATGAGGTCGTAGAATCGGTTTATAGGGGGTATAGAAACGACTTTAAGGAGTTGAATGATTGTGTACCTTTAATGAAATGGTTGGAAATACTTAGGACAATCCCAAATATCAGTAAAAGACAAGAATGGTATAGAAAATATACATCAGCAATCACCATATTGGGAAGGTTGGAAGGGGCTGGGGTAAAAGTCGTTAGAGAAAAATTTATTGATAGTTTTAACTTCAACGAGCAATACCTGCGAAAAAACGATATCGTCTACACTCAGTACAATCCATACACTATTACAGGTAGGCCATCCAATCGTCATCTTAATGTCAATTACTCTGCGTTAAAGAAATCCGATGGAACGAGAGAAATGTTTATTAGTCGTCATCCACACGGTACCCTAATTCAATTTGACTATGAGTCATATCACATTCGTTTGATTGCAAAGATGGTTGGGTATGAGTTTCCAAAAGGGACTACGGCTCACCAACACCTTGCAAATCTTTATGGGTGTGATGTGGAGACGGCAAAGAAAATAACCTTTACATACCTTTATGGGGGATTAGACGATAATGCTCGGGGGATTCCATTCTTTCAAAAGGTAGACGAATATATTAAGGGATTATACCAAAGGTTCGTCATTTCGGGAAAACTTACGACACTCTTATACAAAAGAGAAATACCATTTGATAGAATCGAAACTCCCAACGAACAAAAGGTATTCAACTACTTATTACAATCCTTAGAGACTGAAATCAATTATATGAAGATTGGGGAAGTGTTGGAGTATTTGGAGGGGAAAATGTCAAAAATGATACTTTATACTTATGATGCCTTTCTTATAGACACACATCCAATTGAAAGAGAAAATCTTTTAAACGACATTGGAGAGATAATGGAGAAGGGTGGTTTTCCGGTAAAAATCGAAGAAGGAGAGAATTATAACAATTTAGAGGTTATACATTAAAAAATTATATTTATATCATATAATTATATCTAAACGAAAGACTATACAATGAAATTAGTAGATTTAATACCATTAAAAGAAATCGACTTTGCATCAAAAAAAGCATTTGATACTTACAGTAAAAATCATAAGTTAAGACCTACGACAAAAGTAAAAATTGCAGGTAAAACTACAACTGCGGGCCAGGCCTCTAAAATTAAAGGAACATCTGTATTTGATGATAAAGAAAAATCAAAAGATTCAGTAGACCCAAAGATAAAAAAACAATTAGATACTCTCCATAAACAAAAATTAGCTGCTCAAAGTAAATTGAATGCTTTTCGTAAATCGTACAAAGATAATTATAGTAAAGCGAGTAAGGAAAAACAGAAAAAAATGGATGCAGATTTAAAAGCAGCTGAAAAAGAATTTGATAAAGTAGTGACTCCATTGGAAACTCAATCGAAGAAGTTAGAAAAAAAAGATAAATAATATAAAAGATGTCAATAAATTTTCAAGAAATCCTTAAAGAATTGGAATATCGTGTAGAACATGGTATTATCGATTTAACAAAGGAGGAACAAGTTACAAAATTAACAGAAATCTTAAAAGAGAATGGTGTTTCCGATGCCAACGAAATGGCACAGAGAGCAAGAGTGTATTTTTCTTATTTGAACGAAGATGATGTAGTTAAGAATAAGAAAACGGGTAATGTATATGTTGTAAAAAACTTTGATTCCACAAAACACGATAAACCAACACCTGCGGAAGTAGAAAAAGCTAAAAAAGCAAATGGTGGTAAATTACCAACTACCGACAAACCTGCAGCTGGAAAACCGGCTGTAAAAGTTGGTGCACAAAAAACAGCACCTGCGGCAGATATTAAAGTAAGTGATGCCGAAAAGAAAGCAAATGCTAAGGCAGAAAAAGGTAAAAATCCACAAGAGATTAAAAAAGAAATAGATAGAATTAGTATAGAGGCAGGACAAAGTAGACAAATGTTCTACAAAAAAGGATATCATAAAGCAGAAAGTGAAGACGATGCAGGCGCAGCTCCAGGTAATGCCGGTTCGATGTTAAATGAAAATGGTTCATGTGATGTATGTGAGTGGGCATTGGAAAATGATAAAACAGATTTAGTATCAGCAGTTTTACACTTATATGATAACTTAAAAGGTGGTGCACTATTAGAAGCAACGGATAAGACTGGTATTGCAGGACAAGAAAAATCAGTCCCAAGTGTAAATGCAAAACAATTAAGAGATTTTAGAGCAGCGGGTAAAGGTAAGTTTGACAAATTATCAGATGGTCAATTATCAAGACTAATGATGGCCGCTAATGGTGGATTAATTAAAGCTAGAAATATAAAGCAAGGTATTAAAAATAATGGTTGGAAAGAAGAAGATTGTACGGTTAATGGTTTCTTTGGAGATGAAGGTGGTAAAGCACAACAAATGGATATGGTTAGACAATCCAACAAAATATTTGCACCAAACGGAAAAGAAATACCAAAAGAAGTTGCATTGAAATTAGTTGCACAAGGTGGCGGAGGAGCTAACCCATCAGATACTTCTCAATTTGTATATAATTCAAAGACAGGAGATTTAATGATTAAGTTCACATCGGATAAAGATTCATTTGATGCAATCGTTGCACAATCATCATTCCAAAAGGAAGGACAAAATAAAAAAGTTGAAATAGATAAATTGGTTAAAGAGGGTAAAATGAAACCCGCTGATGGTGAAAATTTGAAAAAAGTAATAGATAAACAAACCGCAACTTTAAATAAAATTGAAAATGAATTAAAGAGTGTGGTTGCCGAACCTGCAAAAGCCTTATCTAAAAAAAATCCAAAAGAACTTTCAAAAATTGCTTTGGATTTAAATAAATCAAATAGTGGTAAAGCAAGAATAGCAGCAATAGAAAAAAAATATGGTAAACTACCAGCTGGTATAGCAAACTTAATGAAAGTTGCACAAACTGACCCAGAATCATTATCAAGTGGAGATAGAAGAGTTGTAGATGATTTGAAAAACCATTATGGATTGGATTATTTAGTTGCTAAAAAGATTGATGATATTAGAAAACGTTCCGTTGCAGTTGAAAGAAAATTATTGAAACAACTCGACACTGTTCCAGTTAAACTTGAAGATGGTTCAAAAGTGGGATTGGGAACATATTTGGATGCTCAAAACTTTATAGAAAAATTCCATATGGGTGGCTCAATGGGTGATAAACACGGTGTATTTGCATATCCTGGTTTGTTTGAAGTTGTGTGTGGTGTTGGTGTAATTAACGATAAGATTATATCAAGTTGTATGAACACAAATAATATGAGTGATTTCATTAAAAAATTCGGTTCTACTGCAGAACAATTTCAGTTATCAAAAGAAAATCAAATTACAGGTTCAGTAAGAATTGCATATTTCTTAAATGATAAAGGTGAAAAAATTCGTATTGGTGAAAAAAGACAAAGAAGTAAAACCGGCGCAACTGGTAGATTTAATACGGTATATAAGTGGGATAAGGATACAATAGAATGTTTCAAAAGAAAAAATGGAGTAGCATAAAATGAATACACAATTACTTTGCCTTTTTACGACAAAAAATGAATTAGATAAGTCGGTAGATTTTATATTATCTAACTATACTCTAACTAATCCAAATGTTTTTATTTTAGAAAGTAAGATAAGACCCGAAGAGGCGTTCATTACTTTTAATGTCGAAAAAGGTTCAAATGCAATTCCTTCGGACTGGAAAACTATTC